CAATACTTCCAGTAGGAGAATACGATGAGTGATTACGATGATACAAACCGTGGCGCGTTGTTCCGCAACGAGCGCAAAGAAGCAGAGACCCATGCCGATTACAACGGTACGATCAATGTTAACGGTCAAGAGTTCTGGATTAATTCTTGGCTCAAAGAGTCTAAGGGCGGCAAGAAATACATGAGCCTGTCAGTAAAGCCGAAGGATGGTGTAGTAGCTAAGCCCGCTCCTGCCGCTACTGTTTCTCTCGAAGATATACCTTTTTAATTTAGCGGGGGCGCAAGCCCCCTTATCCTTGGAGGATGACATGAAAAGACCAGTAAAAAACGTAGCACTAAAAATGACGCAATCGCACTTTGACTTGCTCAGGCAGTACAAAGATACCTGCGGCCTGTTAAACCTAAGCGAGGCCGTAGAGAAATTAATCTCTCACAATCTGCCTTTAGAGGAGGCCGAACTTGAAGAAGCTAAGCAGCCCACTAGCGAGTATGCGATAGAGGATAACCTAGAAATATTCTCTGCTCACACTCCTAAGAGCCCGTATGCTATCGAGGATCAGTTTAGTGTTCCGAGTTTAAAGCATCCGCGACTAAGTTCCTTGCGCGAAACAATGACTCCCGTGGTTGAAAAGATGAAGAAAGGCCAGTCTATCTTGGTGAAGACTGACAAAGAAAGGCAGCGCTTTGCCGACATCATGCACTCTCTTAACCGCAAGTACGCCACTCGCGAAATAAAACAGAACGGCACGAAGAATTACCGCTGTTGGGCTGTTTAAGGAGATAATCATGCACATAGGCCACGCAATTAGATGCGCGCATGCAGTTAAAAACATAAAGCACATCCGAGTGGCGCAGCAGATAGGAGTGAGTGCAGCTAACTACTCGCACTCACTTACCCAAAAGGGTATGCAAGTAAAACGCTACAAAGAAATCTGTGACGCGCTTGGCATGACGATGGATCAGGTGTTCAAAATAGGAGAAGAGTATGTTGACGGCAACTCAAACTAACCAAGAGGTGCGCGAGCGCCTAGAGAAAGACCTAGAAATCTACTTCGCGAAGGGAGGTACGGTAAAGGAGTTTCCATCCTGCACTTACTCCGACCACGTTATGACCGAGAAGCAAAGGTTTGACGCGAGGTACGGGCAGAGGTCAGTAAGATGACAGACATCAATCAGGGGGAGTTCTGGGTCGTAGATGATAGGCGTTCTCTGGAAAGCTTTATCAAGATGATGACTACGATGTACGATGAGAAGAAGTATCTCACACTCAAAATCAAGGGCGGTAAGACCAGAACATCCGCCCAGAACAACGCGCTGCATGTGTACTGCCGACTACTGAGCGAGAAGCTTAACGAGTCAGGACTAGACATGAAGAAGGTAATCAAACAGGAGGTAGACATTCCGTGGTCTACTTCCTTGGTGAAAGAATACTTGTGGAAGCCCGTGCAGACTGTTGTCACGGGCGAGGAGTCTACCGCGAAGGTGGCGTCAGAGGATTACCATAGAGTGTACTCTGTGCTTAGTAGACACCTCAGCGAGAAGTTTGGTGTGCATGTAGAGTTTCCGAGCAGAAAACCATGATACTATTCCAAGAGTTTCAAGACGCACTAGAAGAAGCAAAATGGTGTGCTGATAATGAGCAGCAAGCCTATGCGATTGTCGTTTATAAGACGGGCTTTAAAGTTAGTAGGCGTTCTAGAATGTACCAATACAAAGGCATAGTGTTAGAAATCGGACACCGTGAGGACGCATCATGAATGACAAAATGCAGTATGATCCACCAGAAGACGTTAAGGCTGTGGCTAGCGCATACTCGCTTAACTCCAAGCTGTTTAGCATCGCTTTAATCAAGCTGCGCTACGATAAAATGAATACTGCTAGCCAGATCCGAGCCGAGAAAACCATGTTTGCACTGCTTCACGAGAGAAACTGGGATGCCAAGAGCGACAGATAGGCGCGTAAAGCGCAAGTCTAAACCTAAGACTAAGACCTCGGCACAGCTTAAGCAGGAGTGCTATAGGGCGATACAGAAGCTCGCGAGGATAGCTGCGGCAGATGATCAAGGTTATTGCTCTTGTGTCTCCTGCGGCGTTACAAAGCACTACAAGGACATGCAGGGTGGACACTTTATCCCCAAGGGCAACTCGTCTTACTGGGCGCTAGAGATAGAGAACATCCATCCGCAGTGCGCAGGGTGCAACATGTGGGGTATGAGGCATGGTTCTGCTGCTCAAGAGTATACGATGTGGATGGAAGACATGTACGGAAGAGACTTTGTCAAGGACATGATTGCAAAAAAGTCGTCCCCCGTGAAGCGATACAAGGCAGATTACGAGCAACTGTTGGCGGAGTTTACCGAGCTTATCCGTAAGCACGAGAGGAGGATTGGATGAGCAGACCTCATTACGAAAACAGAAAATCATTGCAGAAAGAACACGCTCTGGCAGAGGGTTTAGAAAAACGGTGGGAATGCAAGCTTAAAAAGCTGCCCATTAAGTACATGCTAGACTATGCAGTATGGAAAAATAGACAAATCTCTGCATGGGTGGAGCTTAAATGCCGAACAATTCCTTTTGAGCAATACGATGAGTACATGATATCTCTCGCGAAGGTTATGGCAGCTAAAAACTTATCTCGTAACACCGGATTGAAATCTTTTTTAGTGGTGCAGTGGAGCAACAAGACCGCATTTCTTCAGTTAGATAACGCTGATTACGAGATAAAAATGGGAGGCCGAAAAGACCGCAGCGATCCTGATGACATAGAGCCCTGCTGCTACTTTCAACTAAAAGACTTTACCGATTTGGAGTTATGAGTATGGACGAAGAAATTTACATAGAGATGGTGTCTTCAGACGAAGCATACGAGTGGATCAACGACATGATACAAACCCTTGAGGGTCATGACCGTGACGTTGTTGGCACGATAGCTTTAATGCTAGAAGACCTGACCGAGTTCGTAAACAAGAATGACTTCATGAGAAAACATTTCATGCAGTTTGTAGAAGACAAGCACGAGACTGAGGAGTTACTACATTGAGCGCAACAGACCATCAGGTGGCAGGTGACCACTACAAGAAGCTAAAGATCCAACCTATTGAATACATCCTCGCGAATGAGATGCAGTTCTGTGAAGGGGCGATTATCAAGTACATCTCTCGGTGGAGAGACAAGGGTGGGATAGAAGATCTAAGAAAGATCAAACACTTCTGCGACTTCTTGATTGAAAACGAGGTAAAAGACGCACCCCTCACTAACATGAGCGAGAGGCGCGTCCCGAAGTTTTAGTCTTTCTCTCGTTCTAAGAAAGCCTCAGCCCCGCCACCGAACAGGTTGTACATAGCCCGCCCAATAAGAGGGACGCTTCTTCCGGTTTTTGCGGGGACTCCCTCTCCAGATAATATGCCGCCACCTGCGGCGAATAGATCTTTTCCAAGATTGGCAAGGGCGGTGGTTGGAGGGGAGACTGTCTCCTGCACAAGCCCAACAAAGTCACCGCTCTTTAGATTATTTTCTACAGCGTACCGCGAAGTCATAGCTGTCATCATTAACTGGTCAATAAAATTATCAGGTACGCGAGAGATGTCAAACTCCCTGCCCTGCATCCAGTTTTTCGCTTCTTGCACCGTGGCGTTACCCATTGTGACAATTCCAAGATACGATGCAGTAAGTTTTGCCGCTTCAGTATAGTTACCTTTCTTCAGCTCATCGCCAACGCTGTTGCGTATCATGTCTAGTTGTTTGATGCCGAAGCTTTTTAGGTTATAGAACACCCTGCCGTTTGGCACTTGCAAATACTTAAGAGGCATTTCCAGAAGAGAGATTGGCTGATGTCCTGATAGCTCGCTAAACATTAGCAGCTTGACGTTGTCTGTCACTGCGCCCGTCTGTAAGTCTGATACCAAAGACTCAAACTCAGCGCCGTAAACTTTGCCCCATTTTTCTTTGAGTTTTTGTACGCCCTTAGCAGACTTCGCAAGGTTTTTATTCATCTTAAACGCAGCCTCTAGAGCTACGTCTTTACCCAATCTGTCCATCGCTCTAAAGCCAGAGTATGTTAACGCTCCGTCTAACAGCTTTGCTAGGCCAGAGGCATCCCCTGCGTCTTCAGCTATAACTTTCGTGATGCCAAGCGACAAAGAATCTATTTGTGTCTTGCTTGCCACGCTATCTAGTATTGACGATAACGTATTCTTAATACCATAACGATGAGCCGCTACAAATAAATCGCCTAGTTGAGTTGCCGCAGAAATCGGATTACCAAGCAGTATGGTATTACTGACATTCTTTAGCGCGCTAAATACTTTGTTCATGCTTTGATTGCCGCTAATAAATCTAGCAGACATGTACTTTTGAAGCTCTTCTACACCAACATCATCAATTGCGCCTTCGTCTTTAAGTCGCTTCACATAAGAGCCAATACTGGCGTCTATATTTAACTCGCCCTCCTCGCTCTTAGTAGCAAGCTTGTGATTAAATACTCTGCGCATTTCTGTGTCGTCTGTCATTCGCGTAATATATTTCGTTAACGCATTGACGGGTCGGTCGTAGTAATTTAGCAAGTCTTTATCAAGCCGTGCGATGTTTCGGCTCTTGTATTGGCTTGGTGTAGCTGTGCCGCTAATGGGCTGACGACTGTTGCGCAAGAAATCATCTAGCACGGCAGTCTGCTGCGCCTCTGTTAGATCGCTGACAGTTGTAACAGACTCGTTTTTGAGTGATTTAACCTTTGCCTCAAGCATTCTTGTAAGCCTAGAATCATCTTTGGCTGTTAAGCCTAACGCCCTGCGGGTAGCATCTACGTTATTATTAAAGCGCGGGAAGAAATTTTCCAACTCTCTAGCCTTGGGGTCAATGCTCAATCTAGACTCATGAATGTCTTTAAGCACAGACTTTACGTTGTCCATAATCTCATCAACACTTCGCGTCTTTCTTTTGCCAAGCGTTCCCGTTTTAACCTGCGTAATGCCGTAGCTTTTTAGAAGGTCTATTGCTTCGTCCATCTGTTGATTGTTGAGCAGTAACGCAAAGTCATCTCTTTGTGCAACAGGAAGCGCAGACTCTAATTTCTCAAAGCCTTGTATGCGCTGCATGTAAGAGCCAACGCGAGACATCTTAGAAAGCTCAAACTCTTGCATGTACTTGTACAGCTCTGGGTTGATCTTTTTAATTTGAGTCGAAATAACCCCAATAAAATCCGCAGGTAATCCTGACGGGACTGTGGCTCTGTCTAGCACATTTCTGTATTCTTTGATTGCTCTTGAAATTTCTGGATGCGGAATGTCTAACTGATCCGTGGCATTATTAAGTATTTTTAACCCTTCTTCTGGCTCGATTTTTAATCTTTGTATCGCTGCTAACACAGGATTTTCTACATCTAATCCTTCTGCTTGCATCTCTATAATTTTAGAGTTAATTTTATCCATCTGCGCGTTAGCTTCTAACGTAGCCTTTTCGCTGCGCTTTGCAGAAGCGGCGGCTTTAAGCTTGTTATAGTTAGGCGCGATAGAGCGGATTAATTTATCTGCTCCTACGCCCAAAGCAGCACCGCCAACAGTAGCTATGCCTGTCATCATAGGATCTATCTTTCCTTCTTCTGCCAACCCTCTAGTTGCTTCGTAACTACCACCAAGCAGTCCGCTCACAGCAGCAACCTTTCCAATGCCTTTACCAACTGGCGCGAGGGTGGTTGGGTCTGCTACAGCTTTTGCAAATGCCCCAAGCATACCTGCCGTTCCTGTGTCAGCACCTTCTTGTGCGAGCTTGCTCAGTAAAGGAAATTGGTTTTCTCTAACTTGATCTTTAAAAGCCTGTATCCTTTGGCGTCTTTCATCAAACGACAACTCGTCATAGTCTTCGCCGTATGCTTCACTAGGGCTTGTGTATAACCCATTGCCTTGCCCAGATGGATCGCCAAAATACCCTAGTGGCAACGCCGCCTCTGCTAGCACGGCAAGATTACCTGTAAGATTGGGAGATACATTAAACTCATACAAGAATCTATCGAACGCAGAGATATCGTCCATTCTATCTTGTACATTTTGAGGTCTGATTTGTTGAGGCGAACTAGGAGTCACGCCAACAGACGCAGCGGCAAACCTGATAATGCTTTCTTGTGACGCTCCTTCAGGATGGTTAACTTGAATCACTTCCCCTGACGGCGTTGTAACTGGCGTTGTTGGCATGACTAAATCCTATCGAGTGGTGGCAAGAGGTCTAGGATAAAAGGTTAATCGTTTTTGCGCTTCTTCTATTTTCTTTTTTTCTCTAGCAATGCGTTGTTCTCTGTTTTGAATTTTAGGGTTAGCCAAGTATCGCAATTCGGCAGAGGCTTTTCTGATTGCCTCTCTATTATCATCAACAAATCTTTTGTGCGTAGCTGCGCTGTCTAACTCACCTGCTTTAACTCTTTCAAGTTGCTGCTCGTATTGCGCATCGCGACCATTACCCGCTCCTGCTCCTGATGTGGGGACACGAAAAGACTCCGAAGGACGACCCGCTGTTGGCACGCTAAACTCTTGATTTAAAAGACTAAACGGTACGTTAGGCACATTTTGAGTTTGAGCTTGCTCCGGTTGCGGGGTTGTTTGCGAAGTTTGATCTGGCACAGTTTCACCTGTATAAAAATCTTGAAACGCAGGATCATCTAAAACACTTGCTCCCTGCACAACTTGCGCATTAATAGTTCCGTTTTGAATATCTTCTAGCGAAGAGTTTGCAATAGTCCGTGTTGCCGCTTGAAGAGTTAACCCGTCTCGCGCTTGTAGCGTGTTTAATAAATCAACAAGACCTTGTTTTGCTAATAGAGGGTCGCCGTCAAACCAAAAAGTTCTTTGCTTTCCCTCAACTAACTCGTTAAGCATTGGCGTGTCTTCAATATATTTTTCATACTTTTTTTGTTGGTCTTCAGTTAATCTTGGCACTGGCTTTAGCTCAGCGGCTTGCGGCTGATTAGTAGCGCGATCAAGTCTTATTGTGTTTGTGGGATTATTTTTGTCTCGCGCAACATTGTAGTTAACTATTTTATTCCCTTCCAAATATTGCGCTGTAGAGAACGTATAATCTGTTGCGGGAGTGGTTGCCATTTGACGCAAAGTATCATTTGTAAACAAACCACCGCGCACAGCGTTAGCAAGCATTTGCTCTTGTGGTGTATCGCCAAAACTATCAGCAAGGTCTGTTTCAAATTGTGTTTTTAAATTCTTTAACTGAGCTTTTTCTTCTCTAGCAGTTTGTGAATTTGTTGCCGTTTGTTCTAAACTGTCAATTCTAAGATTTGCTTCTTCTTCGTATAGGTCAAAACGAGCAAGCCTTTCTTCTCTGCTAGAAACAGCATTGGTAAGAGCCTCAACATTTTGAGCCATCTCGAACGGGAAACTAGCAGCCGCCCTCTGAGCTTGTTCTGCCGATGCTGCTGCTGTCGCAGCACGTTGCGCATCAAGAACATTTTCTCGTTCTATTTGCCTTTCGCGATCTTGATTCTCTATTCGTTTTTCTGCCGCAGCTTGACGCAGAGCAGCAGCGCGAACAGGGTCAATAGACTGAAGAGCTTGTGCAGCTTGCAACATTCCATCTGGAGTAGACATGTCTATGCCTTGGATTTTTTCTCCAAGTTTTTCACCAGTAGTCCTTGGATCTAACCCAAGCAGAGGCTGTACTGCACGGCGTAAGTCTTCGTTACGTTGTACGCCTAGCTGACCTGCCATCTGAGCAAGAGGGGCTGCGGCTCTAGCTAATCCGGTAAGATTAGAAGACAGCAACTTACCCTGCATCATGCCTTGCTGTAGCAGCTTTTCTTGACGCTGCTCAGGAGTATCAATGATGTCCGCGAAAAGTGTGTTTATATTGATTGGTGTCATAGCTATCTCCTAACCTATAGTAAAGCTAAACCCGCCACCAGATGGAACTGTTGTTGGGAATGCTCCAGTATTTATTTGAGGTGTTGTATTTGTTTTTGATGCTTGCTCACCTTTCAACAAATCAAACAGACCTTGGAACTGCTGCTGACGTAGTGCTGCTGCAAGACCCTCAAAACCTAGCTGTGCTTCTAGTCCTGTCTCTGCCAATCCTGCGCCGACTCCTATAGCATTAGATTGTAGTGCCGCTCGTATTCTGGCTTCTTCTAGTGCGGGGGCAAGGTTCGCGAGGAGTTGGTTCTGTCCTTGATAGGCGGCAGGCAATGACTGTAGACCTAGCTGACCCAATAAATCAAACCGATTGCGTGTTTCACCTAGCCCTTGCAGTGTTTGCTGTGAGGTTAACGCTTGCTCTGCTCGAGCCTGTTCCATAGCGGTTAGTGCAGAACCTGCTTGCTGCTCCTGTATCGCCTTCTCAAGAGCAAGTTGCTCCGGTGTACCACCAAACATACCTGTGCGAACACCTGTCCGTCCTTGGCCAAATAGACGCTCCTCGAGGGCTAGTCGCTGACGCTCCTGCTCAGGTGCTTGCAGGGCTGTGAGGTTACCCATGATCTCCTGCTCTCGCGCAGCCCTTTGCGTAGGGTCTTGCGTAAGCATGCCGATAATCTGGCCTTGCTCTTGCTCTCGTGCAGCAGGGTCATCTAAAAACCCAAATGCGCGAGTGCCAAAGCCTAGCATCTTTTCTTGTAGAGCTTGCTCTGTAGGACTTAGCATTGTATCTAGGTTGCCGGTAGAGCTAAATGTAGCTCTTGCACCTGTAGGCGTGGTAATGCCAAACGGTTTAAACTGAGACTCAGCTTTGACCATGCCAAGCAAGCCGCCTTCAGGAACGGTATAGTCTGAGCCGTAGATAGCAGTGGTCGCGTCTTTGCCTAGACCTCTGATGTCTTTGATTGCTTCGTTTTGTGCAGCAAAACCACCTAAGCCCGCGAGGAGGTTGCCTGTTTGACTGCCAATTAAATTATCATACCAAGCCATTAGTAAGTACCTCCATCAATAGTACCGAACGTAGACGTACCACTAACAGTTAAGTTAGCTGCGGTTACCGTTCCTGTAAATGTAGGAGACTCAGAGTTTGATTTGCTATTTACTGCGACAGCAATTGCATCGTACTCAGCCCCTACCTCAGTGCCTTTGATTACTTTAGCGGGGTTACCACTAACCAAAGCATCCTTAGCTGCGAAGTTCGTTATCTTCGTGTAGTTAGACATTACACAATCCTTCCCATTAGGGCTTGAATATTAATTTCTTGCAAGGCAATTGTCTTGCCATCAACTGTGGTCTCTACGCCAACGGCTACTACTGTACCCTGTCCTGACGTATTGATTTTCTTTCGCGTTATTAATGCAATAGAGGAAGAGTACTCTGCCTCTGTGTTAAATTCTGAGATATTGTATTGTCCCACATTCGACTTAGGTAAGGTATACGCTTGCTTTTTGTACGCACCAGAGTAGTCGTATGCCCAGTTCAATACCACTGTAGCCTCCGCCCCATCAAAAGTAGTGAGGTTTATCTTCTTTAGGAACTTCAAGTTAGATGTATCGCCAAAGCTAAGAGGGTGACTAAAGTAGCTAAGAAGATAACTTGTTGTTCCATCTTTAAATCCTATGTATTGAGCGATACCTGTACTGTTGCCAAGATATAAAGACTCGGTAGAGGTATTAGCAAAGATTAATGGGTTGATGTGCGACCATGTGGTTGCTCTAAAACTTCCATCCTGTAAAGGAAAGCGAGTATCAAAGCAATATACTACGGATAACTGCGGGAAGTTTAGTAACACAAACGCCTCACGAGGCGAGTAGTGCAAGCTAATGTTACCCGTCTCTGCCGCGAAGAGAGACTTGATGTCGTTGTTTACGTTCTTAGATATGTCACCAATTGGGGCTGACTTCTCTTGAATGGTTCTTGCTAGGCTTCTAACCCCTGAGTCATCTAAGAATATTAAGTCTTTACCGGTAGATACCACGGCGTCTCTGTTCACACATCCTACGTTTGAGATCGTGTCAGAGAGGGTCATGTTTGCGGGGCTCTCTGCTCCTGCGTAGACAAGGATAGAGTTACGGCCAAAGATGATCAGAAAGCCGTTGTGAGCCGCTAAAGCGGTGATTGTGTCATACCCTGTAGGCCATACACTAGTTACGTCTATCGATCCTGTAGAGCCTCCTGACCACGCGTTACCGTCTAATAGATCAGACCAATAGATAGTGGACTTATCATCCTCAAAGTCAGCAACCCACAGGCGACCAAACGCAGCAATAGCTACATGTCCTTCAGGAGGAGTGCCTGTTGCGTGATGATGATCTGACATTGCTTCAATGTAGCCATCGTGTGCAGCGTATACTAAAGGCTCATGACCACGTTGGAAGAAAAACATATGGTCATTGAAGTTAACCATCTTCCAATTATTAGCGGTGATGGTATAGCCAACAGGAGTCTCGTCTACCATTGTGGTAGTGCCTGAAAATATTTTGTTGTTACCTGCGGAGAAGAAAGTAACATCTCCGTCGGCGGCAACAAACTCACCCATAGACTCTATGCCATCAGATGAGCCTAGCAGATCATTGGTGTTTAGAATTTGATAGCCTTTGCGAGCGGCAATCCTTCCCTCTTTGTCAATCACACAGTTGTCCGCAACAGCAGAAAAGCTAGGCTCTTGCGCGAGAGGTGCGTCTTGGGTGTTTATCCCTGCGAATCCCGGAGCTGTAATTGTAATGCTCTGTAGTTGTTGAGCCATCTACACCACCCTATAGGTTGTTTCTTCTGGGTAACGGTTAGCGTCTACCGCTATTGCATCTGACAACGCTGATGAAGCTATGGCAAACTGCTCTGCTGCTGACTGACCACCTGTCTCGCCTCTTTCGCGAAGAGCCATAGCGTAGGCCATCTGTACGACAGGATGATACGGGACTTTGATCTTAGTAGCATCTGCCGTTAGTAGAGCCTGTGGCGCAGCAATGTCAAACCTTAGCGTGTACACAGCGTCAGGCTGTGGATAGACCTTCACCTTAAGATCATCGTTGTCATCTACTCCGCTGACAATGTAATCAGTAGGCACTCCGCTTGCAGGAGTTTGATTAAAGTACAAGTTATCAAAATACGGGATAGTGTTTAAGGTTAAAAACCCATTACCGCTTGTGCTTTGTGCTTGCTTAATTACTGCGCTTTGACTCGAGCCCGTAAGAGAATACTCTGGCTGACCCACCACAGTGGATACTTGAATGGTGCTGCGCAATGCAGACCAATTCCATGAGTCTTCTACTAGCTTCTTCGCGTCATTTACTAGGTCGCCTATTAGGGCAGAGTACGAAGTCTCGCTAGTGGTTGATACTTCATCTTCTCGTAACCTGCGGAGGACGTTGTTAATTGCTTCTAAGTATGTCATCTACCTGCCTCCAGTGGCTTGTAAGAATCGCTCAAACATCCCAACCGGAATGTTATCTAGCTCTGTAAACTTTGGCTCAAAGAAGAGCGAGTCAGTAATAGGTGTGTCTTGGATAGACTGAAACAACGAGATGTTGGTTGTTTGCTGTGGAGTTGGTTGCATGATTGTCGGCAAGATAGGTGTGTCGTTGATAATTACACTAGGGTTTTCAGCAATAATGCGATCATCGGTGATAACCGTGTCGCCTAATCCGTCCCCTATGACTCGGTCTCCTACTGTTTCGGTGACAACTCCTGCACCGTCGTTTTCCCACTCATCATTATTGGTTGCCGTGTCGTTATTGTTTGTCGTGTCGTTATTAGTAATTACCGCGTCATCACCGTTAACAATAACAGCATCTCCATCACCCTCGCCAGTATCTGCTGCACCATCACCTGCTTTGTCTTGGTTATTAATTGCTGTACCTGACTCTGCTGCTGCTTGGTTAATGCTTTCTACAGTATTGCCTGTCATTGTAGCTACGTCTTGAGCAGAAACCCCTCGCTCATTTACTACATCTACCACCTTGCGAATACTGTTGCGGTCATAAGCACCAAATATATCTAGCGCATCCTGAAAGATAGACGCGAGGTCTTTGGTCTTGTCTACTTTATCCCACTCTGCCTCGGGGTCGTCAGTAACAATTGATTCATCACCACCTAAGCCCGTGACGTTAGGGTCAAGCATGTCAACGCCATTGGTTAGAAGATCGTTTTCTAAACCTGTATTAACGCCGCTGTCTAACTTTGTGTACTGCGCAGGATCAATGCCAAGAGAAAGTAAAGTGTCATTCATCTTGGCAAAGTATTCTTCGTTGCTAACTTGATCAGGTACGCCTTGAGTTTCAAGGACATTAGCCATAGCTTCATTAGCAAGAGCTTCGGCATAGGTTTCGTTAAACATTTCTTGGCTAGACTGAATGCCTGTTCTGTTGTCAAGAGTACTGCCAAACCCACCAAACTCTTTGTACAAATCTCCTGCTTGTAGCGCAGGCATACCAATTAGGCTCGCTAGGTCGCCCTGAATACGTTGTTGAGCAGTTGGCTCAAGAGGGTTAAGAACTAACTCTTGCGAGTTAACCGCCTTGCCATCACGGCCAATAATATTAAGAGTTCCTCGGCTGTGCTGATATTCTGCTTCCGCAGCACTGACGTACCCTCGGTCAGTTAAAACCATAGAGTTTGGGTTGAGTTTATTTCCTAGTCCTGCCATTACTCGTCCTCATCTATCAGCAAGTTATTTGTCAGTGCTGACTTATAGGTTTCCATCAACCCTATTAGAATTATAGGGCTTAGCCCTAAGT